CCTATTCTCTTGTAAGGCTCCTTCTACTTCTGTGGCGGAGATTATTGTGCCTGCGTCGGCTATGGGGATATCGGAGGCTGTGGTATCAGTCCCTAAAACGCTGGTCGGCATACCGCTTGGGTATCGCATAACTCTTTCTGCTGAGAACGCCACCTGAGCAAATACGATTAAAGCTATTGTTAAGGTTAATATTTTCTTCATCTCTCTCTCCTAAGCGTTAATAGCATTATAAAAAACATAAGTTAAACTTTCTCTGGCTGCCCAATTAGCTGCGTAAAGACTATCTCCTATTATATAGCGATAAGTCCCTTCATCTGTATCGTTTTCCATAATTATCCAAGACCCGCTTCCAGAAATATAACCATAATAATAAATAGTAGCATCTCCGGCTTTTGCCTTCTCATCAGAGATTTCAAAATGGATTGAATCTCCTCCTGCATTATGGTAGACAAAATGACGGTCAGTTATTTGCATTCCTATTGGCATAGTAACTCCTTATTTTTTAAGTATGCTAGTAACCTTGTCTAAAATAGTCTGTTCAAGATTTTGCTCTCTCTTAGTTATCTCAGACTCTCTCTTGTTAAGAGCTTCCTCTTTTACGATAATCTCCTTCTTCTTGCTGTCTTCATAAGCAGTGAAAGAAGTTATCCTAGTGTTAGTCATCTCAAGACTTGCGTTAGCTTGTGAGATACGACTGTCTGCCTCTTTGCTGTATGTTTCGACACTCTCGATATGTTTAACAGCTGTCTCTCTTGAGTTAAGGTCTTTGGCTCTTAGGTCAGAAGCATCTTCTTTCTCTTTAAGACTTGTTTCCTTCCCGACTAATTCTTTCTTACCAGTGTCTACCTCTGCAAGTCTAGTGACTAATGTATCGTATAATCCCCCAATTTTCTCGATAATCTGTTTCATCCTTCCCTCCTGTTTATTTTATCAAGTAATATTTCCATGTTAATCTCCTGTTTTATCTCCTTAAAATTCTAATACTTGAAGTGTGCTCATACCTGATAAGACATCTGAATTTGCACTTGATACGTCCAAAACAGACGTAAACGCAGTTGCACCACTCAACCCAGTTACCATTCCAGCAATAGCCCAGTTTTGGTTTTTTGTACCTGCACCAGAACTACTGATATATTCAATACTAACACTATCGATAATTGTACTACCATACTTTAAATGAATTTGACACGTTCCATCAACTTCATCATTATCCCGTACTGTTCCAGTAGCATTTATAAAAACAGTATTACCTGAAGTAATAGTTTTATTTATAGTACAAAGAGTAACATCAGCACCATCAGCAGTACCAAATGAACCAGAAGTATCACTATCTCCGCTAACTGCTGATGGAGTTGCCCAAGTAGGATTAGCACCTGCACCTGCTGAGGTTAATACCTGTCCTGAATTTCCCTGTGCACCTAATCCGTCTATAATATCAGAAGCGTCATTTACAAATATCATTCCTGTAGCTGTCTCACCGCTGACACTAACTCCGTCTACGGCATCAGCGTTTAAATTAGTTACCTTAGTAGTAGAAGCTACGGTAAAAGGTGCTGTGCCTGTAGCTTGGTCGGAAACGAAAGTTAATCCTGTTGTAGTGTAAGCCCCTACATCCCAATTAGCGGTTAAAGGGGTAGTTCCGTCTGCAAGTAAATCTCCACCACCTGGAGGGACTACCCAAGTATTATCTCCTCTAAAGTAAGAGGTAGCGGAAGCGTTTGTCCCTGAGTTAACCATTCCTGAAGTAATAGTTAATTCATCAGTTCCGCCTTCTTCTAAGACTGACTCTGTTATATCGGTAGCGTTTCCTACAGAGGTAACATCTCCTGTTAAGTTGGCGTTTGTAGTTACGGTGGTAGCGTTGCCTGTTAATTCTCCTGCGAACCCTGTTGTGGTAATTATCCCTGTAGAAGGGGTATAGTAACAAGTTCCGTCTGACTCCAAGCCTAGATTGCCACCGTCTAAATCCCCACCTGCTACGAAAACAATCGGATTGTTCTCTGCAGTGCTTTCATTATCTGTTATAGTTACGGTTGTTCCTACTGTCGCAGTGTCAGCGTTGCCGGTAACATTTCCTGTAAAAGCCCCTGTAAAAGTTGTAGTAGCTAGATTTGCTGTCCCTGCGTTGTAAGTTATTCCTCCATCTGATTTAGGGTATAAATCCCCTGTAGCACTCTCCCATAAAGAAACATAAGTGGTAGTGTCTGTAGTGTCGGCTACGGTGATAGTCGTAGGTGCGGTTACATTCTCTAATCCTGTTCCTGCTGCGTTCCACCCAATAACTTTACTAGCTGAGGCTGCGGGGAATGTAATTGATTCAGTCGCTGTTCCTACTTGTAATAATGACCTGTCTATTTTTTCTTTATTATTCTGTATCATCATTACCATTGTATCAAGACCCTGTTCTAAAACTTTAGTTGAGAATGGTCCCTGAGGAACGTAATCAATCTCTTGTTTTAAAGCTTGGTCTCTTCTGACTATCAAAGTATATAAAGCTGAATAAGTTGACACAGTTGTAACCGTTCCACCTGTACTACTGATGTCAGATACGGTATATTCTGTAGTTAATGTCAGAGTAGTCTCTGCTCCAGTAGATTCAAGAACAAGGATTACTTCTATATCGTCCTCATCAAAGACCTTGAAGTCAAAGTCAAACTCCGTCTCTGAGGCATCGCAGAGGAAGATTGTCTTAGATGTCTCACTGGTTAGATCAGCGTGAGCCGGGCTTATTAGCAGTGCCATAATAAATAATGCGATAAATAACTTCTTCATTCTTTCCTCCTATTGGTTTTCTAACATAAATTCTGACCAGAGTAATCTTCTAAAGTCAGTCGTTTCCCCAGTCGCTAAACCAACTATTCCCTTGATGGTTCTTCTTGGTTGAGAGTATGGCAACTGAAGCCATACAGCCGATACAAAAGATGCTTTCTCCATTGCCTTTAAATAATCACCACTATCTATATTTGATTTCATATATTTAAGATTGTTCATAATAGCAGAAACTGGACTTATTGATGGTTCATACCCTCTTAGATAAGCCATTCCTAAATTACCAATTATTGGTACTGAAGAAATAGAAGAACCAAATATAGCGTCAAAGAAGTCATCTGGATCTTCTGGTAGTCTTCCATGTGACATAATGTATATCAAAGTAGATGAAACTATTATAGATGCTATACCGGTGACAGCTTTTCCATATTCTCCTTTAGCTACTTCTCTAGGCATATCTGCCCTCGTCATATTCCATATTTGATTAAGCTGGTTAGTAAACATTAAGCCTAATCTTAAAAACTCGTTATTAGTTCTATAAATAGTTGCTAAATCTTTAACACCACCCTGAGGTTGTGTCTCTATGACTGCCTTATGAGCAAGATTTTTAGCTTCTACTTGTGATTTTGTTTTTGATTGATGTCTATAAACTGCATCATATACCGACAAAACAGCGTATCTATCCATATTCATTATCATAGCAAAAGCTTTTTTATCTATAGCTTTTGATGCAACCAACAATGCCCTTTTTATATCTCCCTCAGGTAATCCCTCAATACCTTTTAGTAAGTCATTGAAGTCTCTTGATACTACCCTATTCTTTAAAGAAGGGTCTAGTTTGTAAATCTCTTCTCTTGCTTTATCATTTGTTATTCTTGTCATACTCTCACCAAGAGCTTTAGGAGTTGTGTACTTCATTGCTAAAGTTAAAGAAGGAAATTGTTTTAAAGCTGTTACTGCGTTAAAACCTAAATATGCTTTAGACAATCCTAATCTAACTGGTTTCAATACTCTATTCACATATCTCTCAACCCAGTTACTTCCTTGAAACATTAAGTCAGGATTAATATTTGTTAATAGATAATCATTAAGCCATTTCCACGATGCCTGTCCATGATTGTATTTAATAGCGTTCTGTAAGTCTGGATCATTTATTATCTTGTTAAATGATTTCTGTAACGGAGCATAAGCAATTAAATGTTCTTGTTTCTCTATAGCCTTTATAGCATCTCCTATAAAATCAAGGCTTATCTCTGGTTGGAATTTATCATCTATCTCTTTTCGGGATATGGTACTTTTCTTGTCTACTGAGGTATACTTGAAGCCAGCACCTTTCCTTAACACCTGTTCCTGAACCATCTCTGTTTCTAGACCTTCATTCAATTCTTCTTGAGATATACCACCTATGCCTATTCTACGTAGAGGGAAATATATATCAACTTTTTCTGGACTTATATTATAATAAGTTTCCGCTGTCTCAAAATATTCATTAGTTCTATTAGCAACTATTTTCTGGGCATCATCAGCAAATTTTATATAACTAGGGTATTCAGCCTTTACTGACTTGATAAAATCAGTAACTTCGGCTTCTGTGATATTATTCCCATGTAATAATGCAGCGTGGGACTTTGCGTCTTTAGTTGCTAGGTACATTCTTAATATATTATTCACTTGATAAGACTTACCATCTATATCAATTAGCTTTCCCAATCCCCAAAATGTAACTTTGTTATCTTCCATGGCTTGGTTTATTTGTTTCTTTCTAGCCCATGCGTTAATACCCCTTTGCATATCGGCATTATCAATAGAATTATATATCAGGGTTTCACCAATATCTCCTAGTAATCTACGTATCATTCTCAATGGTCGCATTGTAATTATGTCAGCTACCTTTAATAAAGAAGACTTCTTGGCTTTCTTTTCTTGAGTAGAACCCTTCGAAAACATTCCCTCTTTAGTCCCACCAGCCTGTTTGATTAAAGCAGCTCTCATAATCTCAGATGCAACCTTAGCTTGGTCTTTCTTAGTTTTAAAAACTTTCTTCCCGGTCTCTTTCAAGTCAGCTATTACATCTGCTAGTTTAATTAGCTCACCTGTAGTCATCTTATTAAGGGATTTCTTACGAGTCTGTTTCTTATCACCTAACTTATTAAGTATACCATCAATCTGTTTCTGATATTGAATGTCGATAATGTTAGAAGGTTTCTTATATGCTTTGAGAACTGTCTTGGCAGCTTTGCCTCTAGTAGCTTTTTCTGTTCTTTGAGCTTTTATTTTAGCCATCAAATCTTTTCTTATAGTAACCTCACCTCTTCTAAAAGCCTTGCCTCTTAACCTTTCGAGTTCTTCGCCCTTAATTGTTATACCTTCTTTTTCCAATCTTGCGATACCAGTATCTTCTAAATCTGCAATTTGGTAATGGATGCTTTCCCATTCTTTATCTAATTTCTTCAGTTTATTCTCAATAGCCTTTATTGGTTTATTGTCTTTCTTGAGCATATCTCTTTGTTTCTCTAATAGAGTCATTTCCTTCTCTATAGCAACCCTTCTTTGGTCAAGTTGCTTTTCCCTGCCCTGATAGAGTAAAGATATTTTCTTTTTTATATCAGCAGTTTGGTTATCATTAGCATTTATTACTTCTTGAGCCTTTTGCTGGATAGGGGTTTTTTCTTTCCCCTGTGCCTTATTCCAGATGTCGGTGAGTTGGGATTTGGTTTCTGTTATTTTTATTCCTTTTTCAGGTGCAGTGTATTTATAATAAATGTCTGCCCTTCTGCCCATAACTTGCGGATGAAGGTCATCTCGTATTCCTTTTATATCTTTATCTACAAAATATTGTTGTATTTTCTTTCTATATTTCCTTGTTAAATCCTGTTCGGTCATTCCTTTAACTCCATCAACGACTAAGACTATATCTATATCGCTTCCGGGTTTTAATTCTCCTTTTGCAAAACTACCTACAATATAAACATCTTTTATATTTTCTTTATTCTCAACTAAAGGATGTTTGTTGACAATATCTACAATCTCATCTTTTGCTGGTTGTTTAGCCACAAACTCGGCAGCAGTCTTAAACTTCTTGGCTTCGGCTATGAGAGGCTCTACAATAGGGGTTTTTGAAGTAGTAAGTGCCTCAGTTACCTCAGCTTTGTCTTCTTTTACTTTAATCAATCCTTTATCAACAAACTCTTTGTGTAGTGTATCTAGTGCTTCTGCTTCCTTAGGTGTTAGTTCCTCTCCAGAAGCAGCCTTGACTATAAGTTCTGCTTTTGTTCTACCTTCTGGTGATGGTTCATTTAGTTTCAAAGATAGTTCGTCTTTCTCTTTTTCATTAAGATTATCTAATACTTTACTAATATCTTTTTGTGACACTCCCTTTCCAGTTAGATGGTTGCTAATCATTTGAGATGAAGCCCCCATACCACCATATATAGCAAAAGCTCCTATTTCTATTGACGCTTGCTCCCACCCCGGGAAGACAGCTTCCTGTAACTTATCCATAGTAGATATATCTCTGTCATCTACACCAATAATAGTTTTAAGCAATGCACCAAACCTTTCCTCTCCATATTCTTCTACTAATCCGTCAAAACCACCCTTGCTAAGTAGGTTCACTATCTTACCCTTAGGTATTTTCTTAGATATGGCTTCAGCTATCTTAGTGAAGACTTCTTTAGTAGCCTTTGGAAGTCTTTTAAGTATTCCTCTTGTAGCTACATTTCCTATCGGTTTGAATAATTCTCCTCCCATAGTTTCACTATAAAACTCTACAAAAGTATCTCCATACGCTTTCATAAAAGTAATAACAGGTTGTTCAGCTGCTTCATTCGTTAGTCGTATTCCTTTGTCTGTAATAGCTAAATGTTCATTGAGACTTTTTTGCCCATAGGTAGCTAACGCTCTATGTGGTAATACTGTAGTTCTTACCGCGCCGACTACAGCCTCTCTAGCTAATACTTTTGCAGCTTTTGTAACTAATAACTTTTTCGCACCCACAGCAGCAGTTTTAGTAAGAGCTGCCCTTGTGACAGAAGCCAACCCTTTTGTTGCAGCAAACTCCAAAGCAAATGAAGGAATATTAGCTACAACACGGTAAACATTCTTTCCCCAAGTAGACCCTCTTATCATGGACTCTTCTTTCCTTAACATAACATCATATAGAGTTTGTTCGTCAGCTTCTTTTCTTTCAGGACTTGTATACTCATCATCTCTAAGCCTACCTACTAACCCAACAAGAGACCCAGTACCTGCTACTTGTCCATAATAAATATCGCTAAATAGTGTCTTTGTACCATACTCCCACCAACCTTCTGGGCCTTCGGCTAACCAAGTGTTACGTTGTTCAGGAGTAGATAGTAAGAATTTATCTTCTCCTGCACCAAACGTATCAACAGCTACAGCACCATCATCCAATTCAGGATTTGGTTTCTTGCTCTCAATAGGTATCAATCCGCTCTTTGCTTCTACTGGTACTAATGGCATATTATTCTTTTTTGTTTACCCACTTGTAATGTATCCCGTCTACTATAACTTCTGTACCATCAGGAAGATTAGCAGCCTCAACATCTGCTTCACTACCAAATGTAGGAGTCTTTCCCTTAACAGCGGTAATATCTCCTTGTTCTAACACGTCATTCCTTCTTCCTGTTTTAATCTTATCAGCTATGTCTGTTGCCCATTTTGTTCTTTCTTCTTTCTTAGCATCAGGATTTTCTGTTTCTTTATAATAGAAGTCCCTGACTGCACTATATCTGTCTTCTGGATTTAACACTTTTTTGAAATACTTATCAGCATCTGATACATCATATGTAAACCACTTATTAGCTATTACCTTTTCTGTAGCTTGTGCTGTAGTCTTATCATAAATTTGTTTAAATAATGTATTTGCTGTAGATTTGGTCATTAACCCATCCTTTAACCCATTATTTATCTCTATGCTTATATTGTTTACTCCATTTAGGTAAGACTTAGCATCTTCAGCTTTGCGGTTTTTCTTTTCTTTAGACTTATACCCAGCAGTAATATCGGCTATCTTCATTATCATACTATGCTCAAATTTATCCATCTTATCTCTAGTGACACCTGCTACAGAAAGAATAGCTTTTTTCTTCGCCTCAGCCCAGTTATCACTAAAAATACCAAATTCTAGTCCATTGTCTAACTCCTTTAGGGCTTCTCCTAGGCTCATATCACCAAGTTTATTCTCAAAATCGCCTTGAGCTGTTAGTTTACCTCTCAAAGAGTCTATTGTTTTCCCTTCAACCATTTTCTTCAAAATATCTTTAGCCGAACTAGCTAACTCTATCTTTTCAGCATCGTCTAATAAATCAAACATCCCTTCTTTATCATTATTTATTATGTCTAAGAACTCTTCTGGATTAGTAGTAATTAGATAATTAGCCTGTGCTTTAACTAAATCTTTTTCAAACTTCCCGGGGACACCATCCTTCCCCAGTTCAAACTCTACAAACTCTTTTAAAATTATACCCTTGCCGTAAGCATCTCTGAGAGATTTACTGTATTCGCTTAAAGCAGCTACTTGGGAAGCATCATTCATACTAGGATAATCAGTTACTATTCGCTCTCGTTCATATCCTATACCAGCTTGTGCAGCTTTATGTTGTCTATCTAAATGTAAATGTTTAATCCCCCACTTAGCGGCTATGTTTTGAGATTGAGCATTTAAAAGAAACTTCTCTCTACCTGATTTACTAGTTATCAGTTTAGAGGCTTCCGTAGTAGCTTTATCATACATTGCTTCGTATTCAGTAGGGTTTCCGTCAAGGTCTTGTGCGAATAAAGAATTTATCTCATTCCTACTATCACCATTTACATTGCTTGCTTCTGTGGACTCTTTGAAATCCCTGACATCAAGCATAGCTCTCTCAGCTTCTAATAAGGCACTGGCAGCTCCCTCAAGCCCGCTAGAAATCCCTCTGGTATCTACAACAGAAGGTGTCGCCTTAGGAGGGGTGAACCCCGGAGCATCTTGAGATACCCCGACTTTGCTTCTATATTCTATTAGTTTACCCATCTATTTTCTCCCTTCTTTGTCGAGAATTGTATATAAGCTTGTTCCGAATTTAAGTAGTGAACTTCCTGCATCCGTGATTGCCTGAGACCCAGCTTGACTACCTTTTAATCTTTCCATACCTGCTGAGACTCTAGTAGTATCTACATCACCATACTCAGCGTTTATATTAGTATAGATTATATCGAGTTCAGCTTGTTTAAGACTCTCTTTCATAACTGCTACTGGGGAGCCTGATAGCCTGACACCTGAAGCAGCGTAAGTTGCTCTTTGTGTTCCGTATATTGCCATACCTTCTCTACGGATTCTCTTCACCTCTACCTTGGCGGAGAGTTTTCTCTGCCTTTGTTTAATGGCATTTATTCTGCCTTCAAACTCAAACATTCGTGCATTGAACTCACCTGCTCTCTTTGCGGACTGGGCACCGATGATTCCTGTGGCGATACTAGTCAAGGCTGAGGCAGCTCCAAAGGCAATAGCACCTGTAGTATTAGCGCTCATACCTTGTTTAGGTAATGGTGTTGTTCCGAAATATGCCATATTAAAATCTCCTTATTGTCATCTTAATTTACCTCGATTACTGGGATTATTGCCAACACGTGCATCGGGAGGCAGTCCGTTTGCTCTATTATAATCTGTTTCTTTTTATCCCAGCCACTAGGAAATTGCACCTCTTTAAACCCTGTGAATATCGGTATCATCTGGTCTGGTAACATTGCTGAAGTCCTGAATATAATGTCATCCATTTGCCCTGTCCTTCCTACCTTACCACCTAATGTTTTATAAAAATTGATATTAACCGTAGAGATACTCTTATATTTACCGTGAGCTACGAATTTATCTGAGACTTCTAAATCATTGGTCTTTACTCGTCCTGTATAACCCAGCCCTACGTGAACCTCTGAATAGGTATCTGTGAGAGTGATTGACCCACTGGCTACTGTCCTGTCGGGATGTGCTGCTCCGTCTACGAGGACTTGGACTGTCTTGCCTTCTAAATGGTCTAAGCCTGAAATCGTGGTTGTGCATTTCCTGACCTCACCATCGGAAACGTAATCTGTATAATCTGAACCATCTACTACAGCTGAGTCTAAGTCAAGAAGAACAAATGCGTTCGCTGAAGCACTGCCTACGATATATCTACCTTGATTTAATTCTGTCATCCCTTCAACTCCTCTGATTCTAACAGTATCAGTATTAGAGAAGCCGTGAGAGGCCGCTGTAACTGTGATAAGCCCTGTCCCACCTGTTAATTGAACGATGTTAGTAATCGTCTTAGGGGAGTCTAGGGTAAGTCCACTATGAACGAAGAAGGCGTCCTCTTGCTCGTCAAACTCCGGGGCTACCTGATATTCAACATAGCGTCTAGTAGTTCCATCGATTGTCCTTTTAACTATAAACCAGACTTGGTCATAAGAGTCTTTAGGGATAACTGATACGCTTTGATACTCCCCTTGAGTATCGTGTAGAGTCCAAGCTGCTACCTTCTGCTCTACCTGTCGAGTGAAACAAGCTAGTTTTCCGTCATCTCTTACGCACCATAAGAGGTTCAACGGAGCTTGCTGATAAGCCATATCTATAATCCCGCTTTCGCTAATATGTTCAGAGAAGGCTGTAGCTTCATTAGCTTGGTAATTATCTACATCTAAGGAGTACACATACTCTCTTAAAATCCGGTTATACTCTTGCCAGTAATAAACGTTATTTCCTATCTGGAATGGTTTAATACTCGAAGTCCCATAACTTGATTTCTTCTTACGCCTGACATTGGTCGGAGTTATTGGAGAGGTGTCACTGCCTGTTCCGAAGGTATGTAATCCTCCTGCTGTTCCGGTAAGCAATTCGCTTGAAGGAAAGAGCCATTTTATTACCTCTACTTCATTAGTGTCCATTCTGAACGAGACTCCGTAATCATCATCAGCACCTGCTTTGAAATTATCATAAGAAAAGATTTGAGAACCCCATGCAAACTGAGGTTGGTAAGCCGTGTACCCGTAATAAAGTCTACCTTCGTGGATACTTACGGATTTAGGATAACCTCTATAAGCAGACCAAGCAGGTTCAGACCATTCTTCATTCGCACCTGTAGGGAGAGTACCGCTATATAGGACATTTGCCGTAGCTACAGTCTTTAGTCCACTAGTAGAAACAGAAACAATCTTAGCATACCCGTGGGAGGTGGAAAGAGAACCAATAGCCCAGATAGAGCCAACGTGGTCCTCATCGAATACCGCCACTGAAGCGGTAAGGATTATCCCATTACCTGCTGAGGCTGAAGGGGTGATTGTTGTTGTGGTTACATTCTCATCCATTAAAGCTGGTCGGTTGCTTCCGGTAGAATAGTCTATTTCTGTTAATGTCCAAGAAGTATGTCCACTACGGGTCAGTTTAGATTGAGGATAATCAGGATGAGTTATATATAAAACATCAGCAGTTTGAGAGAATTGAAGTTCCCTGATTACACTTGTAGGGTATGAAGTCGCTATTTCGTAAATCTTCTCAGACTCTCCACCTGAAGAGTAAGCCGTGTATGTAGTAGGGTCTATGTAATTACCGTCTATATCTTGTAGGAAGAAGTGGTCAGCATATTGGTCGGCTACCAAAAACCTTTTGTTGTTGACCTCTGTCCTTCCTACTACGTCTGTGATTTTTACAGTATCAAGGTTTGAATATCCATGGGAGACACAAGTTACCAAAGCTCTCGCAGATGAAGTGGCTAGACCAGTAATCGTCTTCGCTGATTCAAGGATAGAACCATTCTCACGGAAGAAACGCATATATAGATTCCCAATTTCTATTACATAAGCCTGAGTATCAGAGAATACAAATCTCTTAGATATTGTATCTAATGAAGAAGTCTTAACCTCTGCAGCGAAGTAAGTTCCCGGAGCTTTCTTAGCACCACCGTAGAACTCAACTACCATATTAAGAAGTTCTGCGGCTGATTGATAATATTGTGCTATATCGGTCCGTCCAGAAAGTTTCGGCGATAGCTCCCCAGAAGTAAAACTATTTATTATCGGAGTGGTTTTCAAATCATTCTCCTTTTATAATCTGCTATTTAGAAATACGTCAGAAATTGGGTCATCCAAACTTTGTTCCATTCCGTTACTAGAGCGAGCAGCGTTATTCTTCAGGTTAAACTCTGCCCATTTAATCTCTACTAACTTTTTATCCCCTGTTATTGAATAGCATAACTCAGCTGCAATCTTCGCTGAGAAAGCTTCTACGAAAGCATCATCATAGCTGTTAGGGTCTTCATTGAAATAGATATACTCAATGCTTAAAGTTGTTGAATTACAATAGATCCGTCTCCCTTTTATCTTGTGAGTATATCCGTCTTCTGTAATGCTAGTCTTTAATAGCTTAACGAAATCTGGCGGTAAGTTAAAAACATAGTCGTAATCATCAAGCTCAGGGGTAACGTCTACCCTAGATAGTGATGTTTCTTTCTTAGCAAAGTTCCAAGGATGTGAACGAAGATAAGCTCTTAATAAAGGGTCGTAAACAACTAAGACCTTCCTCCCTACTTCATTGCCCTCGATAGGCAAGGCAATCGGTTCAGCCCTTAGACTTACTAGAGCTACGTTTATCATATTAACTTTTGAGCTCATCCCATCCTCCTTTAAAAAACTAGAGATAGGGTTTTTAAATCCTACCCCTAGTTAAAATTCCACTATCCCTTTGTAACGTAAGTAACGATAACCTTAATTGTTCCAGTTCCTGCGGTTGCTCCAGTTGTATGCAAAACCAAAGTCTGTCCTGAACCAGCTACTATTTCGTGCCCAGCTGTTGCAGATACACCATTAATCTTCATACAGAACATATCAGCACCAGTATTATCTACTGCTGCCATCAATGCTGCCTTAGAGTCGCTTGTTCCAAAACTCAAACCTGGGATGTCGTTAGCGTCAGCATCAATAACCCAATCTATAATCCGAGCCTCTGCAGGTAAATCCTGTCCAAAAAGCACGATTGTAGAATCGGCTGCCAAAGCTGATGCTTCGTAAGTGTCAATCAAAGTCTTGACTACTCCGCCCATTTCTTCAGGCTCTATACTGTTTACTGGTCCTGTTCTTTTTAATGTTCTATTTACTCCATATACATCACCCATTTTTAATTAACAAGGGTAACTAACCCTCGCCCTCCTTTCTTTCTTATACTACCTATAAGTAGTCTATTCTGTACATTCAACTCTAACAACTCTCTTCTCTTCTAACCTTGTTGCGCCATAAGATTGTCCTGCATAAATCTGAGCTGAGAAATGTCTTCCGGGAAGTTCGTCAATAGATGCTTTCATATCCAACCAAGTTCCTAGAACCATTCCGTCTCTGTGGTAAGCGTGGCAATACTGAGTTGTAGAGGATTTTTCCAATCTCTCGGTTTGTTTAAGCATAAACCCGCAAAGAGTTCCTACCTGGCCATTAACTAAAGCTTTAACCTGAGCGTAATCAGCGCTTGTTACTTCTGAGATTGCAAGTAAATCTTCAACTTGGTCAGCACTAAGAGCTAGGTATCTGTTGTCATCTTCAACTTCATTAGAGTCAAGAATCTTCTTAGCTTCACGAATCTTAACCATATTCATACCAGCAGAGCTATGAACTATGATTTGTGTAGAAGGTAGGGAGACTGAGGAAGTTCCAGCTTTTCCATAATATGCTAATGCTGAGAAAGCTGTGCAGACTACTTCGTCTTTAGCTCTTGCTAAAGCGCCTGCGTTGTTCATAACAATAGGAGAGGTAGGGTCTTTAGCCATCATAACCTTATCCATATTGTCAACTAAAGGTGCTTTGTAAAAGTAACGTGGAACTATCTTTCTACGATCATAACTAGGGTCAGTATTAACTACGACCTCGTTACGAGAAAGTTTTTCTTGTGCATCGGTAGATGCTAACTGCTCTTGGAAAGCCATCTCTCCAACGCAATCAGGTTTCTGAAACACTGTGTTAGCAATCTTAACTAACTTTTGCTGAACAAGCAGTGTTATATTGTCGCTGTACTGCCTAATCAATATACTGTCAACACTCATTTTCTCCTCCTTGTAATTAAACCTTGAATATAATGAGCTTCAGGTTGTCCTTACGGGCCTTGAAAGCTGTAAACTTTCGGGCCTCTTATTAAGAGGTTATCCGTTGTGATTAGTTGTAACCAGCGTAGTAAGCGGGGATTTCTCTTATCCGCTTCTATGCTCCTGACATCTTATACAACTCTTGCATCCTTCCTGTAGTCTTGGCATCACCTGCCCAATACTTGTGTTCTGGATGACTTGCGTCCATATAAGCGTGCTTCGGGTCTGCCATTACTCTCTTTATCTCCATAGCTGCAGCATCAGGGGTAATCAATGTTCCTGAGATACCTACCTTGTCTAATCCTTCTTCGCTTAGATTCTCACCTATGTTCGCAAGTAAAGCTAGCATATTAGGGTCATTCCCATATGCAGCGGCTATTGCTTTCCCTTGTTCCTTATCTCCAAAGGTGTTTAATACCTTATTTGCTAGTGCTACATTCTGGTCATAAGCAGCACCCCATTTACTTCTTAAAGCCATTGAGGCATCTTCTGACGCTTTATTCTTAGCAGTGGTTGTCTGTTGCTGTCCGTCATTAAGAGTGCTTGCTAGTTTATCCATTACGAAACTAAACTGATGAGGTAGCATTCCTGCCTTCTTACATTCAGCTTTGAACCCTGCTACAAACTGAGGGTCTAATCCTACACCGTCAGGGAGTTTAAAATTCTCGCTTGTCTTATAATCATTAGCATCTTTGGGAGCGCCTAAAGCTCCAAGGACTCTGTCTAATTCACCGTCTGCGTAAGTACCGTCTGAGTTCTTACGAGGGGCGGGGATTTTATCGTGCCCCATATATTTCTCTATTTCAGAATAACCCTTCATAACATCACCGGGCATCTTCCAACCCTTTGCTGCTAATGTAGCTTTCTGGCTATCGTCTAAACCTGATGTCCATTCTGGGTTCTGGGTTTTTCCAGCTAGTTCGTTATGACCTTTAATCAAATCTCCAACGTTGTTATACCCTGCCATACTTGCATGCTCTAACGCTTCCTTTGGGATACTGTCAATCATTTCCTGTGGTAATCCTTCTAAATTTAACATACTTTACTCCTTTGTGGACTCCCGTTGCCCGATTGGTCGGACGAGGGTTCCCCACGCTTTTTTAAATACTGAACTCCATCTATTCTTAGGGACTTCAGATAGGTTATGACCTATATCCGATATAGGTTTTATCCTATATTCTTTCTTATCCATATCAAAGTCCACGAAATCTCTTATTTTATGTCTCTTAATGTAATTCCCGTCTCTTAAACAAACTATTGCTGTGTGGAAGTTCTCTCTTATTAACTCAGCGTTTTCTGTGAAAGCTCCTACTAACACCCTCATTTCAACCCCTCCACTATATCGTCTACTTCTCGGTTGAGAAGGTTTGTAATATATACATAGATACTTCTTCTACCTTCGTTCATTGCCATTTTAACCGGGTCAGGGTCGTAAGTAGTTACCTCTACGAAGCAACGCCTCTTTAGGTCGTTTAAGACCTTCTGTCCGTCCTCCCCGTCAAAAACTCTGTGATAGACATTCTGGTTCTCAGTGATAGAGGCTACTAATTCCTTTTCGTGTGCTTTGTTCTTTCTTGTAAAATCTATCATTTGGTCACCCTTCTTTACCTGCTGCTTCAGCCATAGCTAAATCTTTATCGGCGGCTGCTCCTTCTCTAACTGTTTCCGTACCTTGTTTCACCATTTCTAGTTGAGCCATCATCTGTTGTTGTTCTGCTCTACCTTCTCGAATGTCGGCAACTTCCGCGTCATCACGGATAACTTTCGGGTTAGTGTAAGTAAGTTGTGCGATGTAGTCAACTGTTGCATCGAAGTCTATCTTATCAAATACCTCTGGTTTAACCTGTCCTAGACCAGCTATAATCTCAAAGGCTTGGGTGAAGTTCTGTAACTCTAAAGACTTCTGTGCTCTGGCTAGAGGTGATAAGTATTCTATTTGGTAATCCTCACCCTGTAACGAAGGTGGTAAGGGAGGTAAACGGTTACTACGAGCAAGGATTGAGTAAGCTCTTTCTATAACCGGGCTTAACTTCTCTCGCATTATATTCCCTATTGCCGAACCTAAGAGTTGCATTCTCTGGTTGTTACGGACATTGACTTCAAAAGCTGTCATCTTTCCTACTTGTTGGAATAGGATAAATAAATCATTGTATAAGGCTTTTTGTACTGCCTCTTGTTTGTATTTCACATATTCTAGTCCTAGATAGACATTAGCCCCTGTGTTAATAGGGGTGATGTGTTCATTAGGATAACCACTGTTTTTTAAATTCTTTCCACCGGGATTGAAGTTGTAAGGTTTTAAGAACGCCTCATCTGGTATCTCTAAGGGTGGTAGGATAGAGAACTGAGCGCCTAGGATGTTAGTCTTTTCAAGCTGATTAAGCATTTTAATATCAGGTAATATATTCATTACCGGGGATGCGCCATAAGGGGAGAGTTTCATCTTGGAGAATCTGGTCCCGTGGAATGGGAACTCATTATACCCCTTCTCCCGGACTATTGTTTTAAATTCTCTATCTATCCATAGAGCGGCGTAAGGCATATTCTTAGCATCTTTCTTATTAGGATTGTACACATCTCTAGGGAAGACACAGAAGATATAACGGAATTTGGTATTAAAGTCATTCTTGATATAACACTCTCTGGGTTTAGAACCTGCCTTCTCACCGAACTTGTTGATAGCCTGTTCACAGTTGAACTCATACTCCATATAGGCTTTGTTAACCCTTCCTTGGGAGTCAGTATCTATGCAGATGTTTTCCATTGGGACAGAGTCAAATCTAATCCCATCCTTCTCGTCTATCTCGGAGTACATGACATCAGTACCTATCGAGCCTAGATTAAGATAACTCTCTACGTCCTCTTGGTAGAAATTAGACCCGTTGATTAAATGATATATCTCATCCTCTACGTCTTTAAGGTAATCTCTTGCCTCTTTGTCTCCTGCGATTAGCTTCTGATTCCTTGAAGTGATAGAGAACCATTTAGTCTGAGGGCTAGACATATAAGCCTGCATACCTGCTGCGAAGTACGAAAGACCTACAATTGCGGTAGAGTCGTATATATCAGTAGGCAGCTGGTCACCTATGTTCATAACCTTAGTAATGTACGCTTTACGGGGTAGAGAGTGATAAGCCAAGTCTTGCCAGTAAGCCTCAAGAGAAGCTCTGGCTGATTTCATATTTTCGTATATTCTAATATGTCGTGTGCCTAAATCTTCTGCCATATTTAACCCCCCAATAACGATTTCTTCCCAACTGTGGCTTCATCACTCAGCCCTAGTGGAGAGGTGAATACTGTCTTAGTAATAGCTTGCTTTCTTTTCTTCATAGTATCAGCTGCTGATTTAGTTGCCTCTGCTTCTGAGAGAGCTATTCTCTTCTCAGCTTCAGTTTGTTTCCGTTCTGCCTTAGCTACTTGTTCGTCTTGATATTCTAACATTTGAGACTGGCGTTTCTCTGCTTGGTGAGAAGAAGCCATTGATGTCCCGACTGTTGCTGCGGTTGTTGCCGCTGCCGCTATGATAAGAGCCATTGATGTTCCTAATGCCATAATATTCTCCTATAAGGTTTTTATATAGTGGGTTTCAAGTTCTTTAAACCCTAGTCTAGTATAGAACCGATCAAGCTTTGCTGCTTTCAAGTTCGCTAAATGTATCATAATAATATGCTTAATCCCCTTTGCTCGACAAAACTCTTCAAGCTTTCTAAAGAGTAATACTCCATATTTCCTATAAGCTTTTGAGACATACCATATAATCTCTTGATAAACCTTACTCCCGTCTGAGGGGAAGTTGTTGACTATCCCTGCTACTGTTCCTACTATCAAGCCATCTTTCTCAACGACTAAGGTGCTTCCGATACAGAGTTTAAACACTGCCTTAATCTGTTCTGGGTTTACTGCACCAGCGCCATAATCTTTTAAACTCTCTTCAGTGAACTCTTTAATCAATTCGAGTCCATCTTCTATATCCGTTTCTTCTGCTAGCCTAATCTTTATCATATCCACGGCCTTACTGGATCGTGATAACCTGAGACTCCTACCTTATCCGCATATCTCCCTGTTAAGGGGTCGTATCCTGTAATCTCTCTAGCCATTCCTTGTGGTCTATCTGAGCTTGATGTTACTGGTGGTTTAGCTATTTGATTCTGCATAGCCAGAGAGTCTATTAAGTCAGTATATAAAGACTTGAATCCGTCTTGGGTTACGCCTAGCATTTCATTCTCTAACTCTGGAAGCCAAGAGGCATTCTCTGGCATTAGGACTGTATGTCCTGCGACTCGGGGTGCGAGCATCTTCACTCGTTCTAGTTTGTTCCCTTCTTTGGCGTGTTCTATTGGGATTATGTTAAAGAAGACATTCCTCATCTGCATTTCCTTCATTATAAAGGGTTCGAGCATTTGTTTAAACCAGCCTTTCTCTATTCCGAAAGGGAGTCTCCTGTGGTTTCCGTTATAGGGGATGTATTTAATTACTGCATCGAATATCTGATTTATCATCTCATCTGACTTCCAACGACCGTAAATCACGTCTGCTATTATCCAGCGGTTGTCTTCTGTTACTGCGTTAACACAGATAGCCCGATAACAGGCACTGGGGTCAACACTTGAAGCACCGTCTAGAGTTAAGAACCAGTTACAGTTCTGGGTGATTTTATCCAGATAGAGGTAGGAGAATCTTACTAAATCATTGAGGTTAAAGATACGGTTCTCAGGTGTTACGGCTTCGCACATTCTCTCACGCATCCAAACATCCAGCTGTCCTAGAGTCCTATAAGACTGTCTTTCTTTGTTTATAAACTCCATTGAGAACATCTCAGGCCATGAGGGAAGCCCGGACTTATTAAGTACAGCGACCTTTCTTGTTTTGAATCCTAGTTCTTTAGCGTTATTGAATACACGTTCTATGATACACTTCTCCCCGAGGTTGTTACCGATTAGGATTATCTTAGTTGTTTTACCTAGAAATTTAACATCGGATAAGAACCACTCCCAGTCATGCTTTAATACTGTCTCACTTCGGGAGTCTTCAGTGCTTTGAGGGTCATCGGCAATGACAATTTTAGGTCTACGGTCTATATTAGCCAATCCACGAATAGCTGAACCCTTACCATAAGACTCTATACGGACATTGAATACTCTTCCTTCTGCGTCTTTAACGTCTACTGAGAACACCTTAGCTGACTTCTGTTTGACTTCTACGACATTAGCACAAAGGACAGGGTTGGATAGGTACTCTGTCTCTATCTCTAGGAGCTTGTCGGAGGCTAGTGTGGCGTTGTCTTTAATCAGGACGATGTAATCTCTGTCTTCAGTGGGGAACATTAGACAGTAAAGGGGGAAGGCTCTTAGTACGTAATTACCTTTAGCACTCTGTCTAAAGCCTTCTATGGCAAAGTTACCGGGTTCGTTTAATAGTATGTTAGACCAATCGTAATGATATGGGGCTGGTGGGACTTCGTCTTTACCGTTGACTAAGAGATAATACCTGAAGTTGACAAGGTTGTCTTCAGCTAGGTTTACTCTTTCTTTTAGTTCTTGAGTTTGTTCAGCTGATAGATTCATTTTTCTTTATGCCCCGTGGCTTAAACCCAAATGCGCACACAATTACAATTACGCTTGCTAAATACCAATTCCCTGCGAGTAAACATAATAGTATTGCTGAGATAATTAAAAAACCTTGTTTCAATGTTTCCTCGCTTCACTCATCTTGATATCATTCCTAAACAATATTGCACCGATATGGCTAAGAGCTTTACTATAACCATTGACCTCTATGCTAGTTGGGTCTGTCATACATAATAGCTTGTTTAATGCCCTGTATGCTTTGAGTAATTCCTCTATTTTATCAGTCGTTGTTGGGAGTTCCATTAATGTTTCCTCACCTTTACCATATCATCAGAGAGAAAAGGAAGCCCTGCTTTGTACATCTTTCTCCATTCTATTCTCTCTCTTATCATTAACTCTTTGGCTCTATCGAACCTTCCGTAGTCTGTATCTGCTACTAGGGCGTTAATAATCCTTTTTAATTCTTTCTTGGTATCGTCTGCTAATCCTATACTGTTCTTACTCCACCAGTCTATACTCTCTTCTAACATCTTCTGATGTTCTGATGATACCTTGCTCTTCTCAAAGATACATCGCATAGCTGTATAGTGCATTTCGTCTATTGTTAATATCTCTTTTCCGTTAATCTTTACTAACATGCTCTACCCTATTGGTCCCACTATTGGTTTCTAGTTTAGGCTTTGATATTATGTTCTCGAAGAATTGATTGTGGCCTATGTGGATTATTGGTTTCTCACCTTCTATCTCGTGTTTTAATTGTAATTGTAAGTCGGCTGGGTCTTTTCTACTTTGGTCGGCAACCTTGATTGCTCGTTTAATCCAATGCACACGCTTACTTTTCTCCCATTCTACTTGAACTTTTAAGAAATCAGGATTTGCAAATAGTATTTGGTTTACGCGTCTATTTGTCACCCCAAACATTTCCCCTATTTCTTCAGTAGTCTTTAAGTCATCAGCCCATAAAGCGCATATCTTTGCGTCTCTTAGTTTGTTCCTGCCAACTATTTTATCTGGTAATTTCATCTGTTTATTCTGTATTGACTGTTGTTATAATCTTGGTAATTATTGTCTATCTTGTAGATACTGTCATCATAGCGTCTTTCTTGGCTTTGATAACTGCGTGGGGTGAATTGACTATCGGGGTATCTTGCGATTTGTAGGTCTCTAGTTGAGGAAAAGCATACGAGTATTAGTAACATTGGAAGGAAGTATTTCATTCATCTCCTTTTGGGTCTTCTGTTGGGTCTTCTGCGTCAAGGAAAACCACGAATAATATTATTGCTCCTAGTATAAATCCTATTATATAATTCATAAATACAAGCCCGGATAATTAGCCCGAGCTTCTTGGTTTCTCACTCAGCAAGG